TGGATGCAATAGAGCCTAGGATATCATCGTCTAAGTATTCTGCTAAATTAGCGTCAAAAGGAATATCTGGCTGCTCTTCTTCTTGTGGCTCGCCAAATTCTATGCCGTCTTCTGAAATAGTAACCTCGTATGCGTCTAATAGCTGCTCATCAAAAGTGGGAGCTTCAGCCTCAATTACAACTTCTGCGCCCTGATCTATTATGTCAGGATTACCTTCTGTGCCTAATTTTCTTTCAATTGCCATAATTTTCTATTATATCCATAAAAATTAATAATAACTTAATTGTTTCCTGTCAAATGATACCTCATCTTGATAGTCTGTGCCTAGCTCTATCAAGCCACCTTGTCTAATTCTCATTAGTGCCATGGTTGCGGAATCAGCAAAGTCATCGTTTTCTCCGTAGGGAAAAGATGCCATTTCTTCTATTACTTCTTCTGCAAAAGCATCTTCTGTTGCCCATACCATGCCGCTTTCAAACATAGGTGACACAGAGTTCATTCTGGCTATTTTATCTTGCCCTCTGCTTGGAGAGTAAGATTGTACCGGTATGCCTATTTTTCTAAGCTCTTGTGTTAAAGGCGTGCCACTTGCCTTGGCTTCAATTAATACTATGTCAGGCTCCCAGTATTTGTATTCTTCTAAAGCCACTTTTTTTAACTCTGGAAAATCTACACGGTGCCTTGATGCATCCAATAATATTACGGCATTTTCAGTTCCGTCTTCTGGGTCAAATATTCCCCATGTGGTTATTGCTGAATAATCGGCTGTTTCTTTTGCGCTAAAAGCCGTGTCATAACTTTGAATGATGCATTGACAGTCTGGTATGCCTTCTTTTTCCCAAGTCTGCCACCACTCACGTTTTATTATTGAGCCAGATTCGGCTGTTGGGTTTTGCATCCATTGCGCGTTCCATTTAGAAATTGGCAGAGATGCCTTTACGCCTAACAGTTCTTCTTTCTTCCAAAACTCACCCCACAAAGGTTCGTCTGTTTCTGGCATGATTGCAGGAAACTCAACCAGCTCCCATTGATCTGCGTGTTCTTCGTTTTGTCTTTTTAATAATCTTCCTGCTAAGTCTTTGGTTGACCATCGCGTCATTACCAAAATGATAGTACCACCGGGTTGCAACCTTTGACGTGGACCTGACGTATACCATTCCCAAGCACCATCCATTGCAGTTGGAGACATGGCATCTTGCTCAGAATGCGGGTCATCAATAATTAACAGATCAGCGCCACGACCTGTAATTGCACCACCAACACCAGAATAGAAAGCTTCTCCGCCGTCACTGGTTGTCCACCTGCCTGCTGATTTGTTATCGCCAGAAAGAGTTATGTTGGGAAAAACAGTTTGATAATCTTCGGAGTCAATAATGTTTCTTACTCGCCGACCAAACCTTACGGCTAATTCTGCTGTATGGGTTGCTTGTATAATTTTTAAACTAGGGTTTAGACCCATCATCCAAGCTGGCAAAAAGGTAGAAGCAAATTCTGATTTAGAGTGTCTAGGCGGAAGGCAGACAATTAATCTTTTAAGCTTGCCTTGCGCTATGCGGTTAAACTTCTCTGCAAGAATTTTGTGATGCCGACCCATAATGAATCCTTGCCACATCATTTGCACAAACTCTAAAAAATCATCTTTGCACTTTTCTCTGCTTTTAATGTTCTTCCATTTATCAATAAGAGTTAAGGCTTCAAGTTGCTCGTCTTTTGACAGAACATCAAAAGATTTTATTTTCTCTAAATTAAGCATCAGGCGGGAAGTTGATATGTATATTCGTGGGAAACAATCTCAACTTCCCTAGACATGAAGTTGTAGGTGAGAGGAGATATGTACAAATACCCAAACAACATGTCATATTGCATTTTTACACACATTTATATGTCTGACCATTCCAGTCCTTCAAAAAGTTTGGCTTCAGCTTCTCTTCTTCTGACAAGTCCTTCTAAAACTTTGCCTCCAGCCTTGTTCCAACGCTTAATTTGATTAGGTACTTCATCCCAATCTTTTTCATTTATTTTGGTTAGCATCGTACTGCTATTAAGATTTGTAGGACCTAAGTTGTATGTCCACGCCGTAAGAGCATCAAATTGATTTTGCTCCAAATCAACTTTTACCGCATCATTTACATAGCCACCGTATTCATGCAGCTCTTCTTCAAGCCAAGCATCGGCTTGTTCTTGTGTGCAAGTATCACCAGCTTTTACTCCTTTGGTTCTGCCATAAGCAATGGTTAGGACATCCACGGCATCGTAATAGGATTCTAGTTTACAGCCTTCAAATTTTTTGATTAAAGCTATTCCTTCGTTTGATATATTCATTTACTTTCCTTTGTTGTGGTAACTTTTTTATAATAAACAACTACTTCTTGCAACTCACTAATGTATCTTTTTAGCTCTTGAGTGTTGTATGCCATTAACTCATAGTCGGTAACAGACATAGCCAAGAAAACAACGCTGCCACTTTCTTTTTCTATGCGCGACAAAAATTCTTCTATGTTTTTGTCGGATACAACATACCAATAAGGGTCGTTCAAAGATATGGCTCTGGGCATAACAGGTTGTGCTATAGATCGCTCTATAGGCTTAGAAATAATTTCTACTTGCTGCCTACTCGGAAACAGGCTGCAACTGGAGATTATCGTCAAGACTGTCAATAGCCCTGCTAACTTCCTCGATGCTGTCAAATACTTTCTTTGTTCCATTGTTTACCCTCTTTTCTATTAAATTTGGTTTAGCTATGGCTAGCTTGGTTAAATTGTGTCTTTTAAATATATCCAGATAACGGGTCATTTCTTGTTCAATTTCGTTGTTTCTTTTTTGTATTTCAAGCAAGCCTTCAGTTTGTGTTTTAAAATCTTGTTGCAAGGTTTCTATGGCTTCTTTTTGCTCTTTGTCTCTTAGTTCAAATGCTTGATTTAATTCAGCCAGTTTAGAGTTTTCATTCCAAAGAAAAAAAGTAAGCAACCCTAACGCCGTTAATACGCCCAATAAGATTCTACTCATTGTGTATTTTTACTCATGCAGGACCGCCATTCACTTTGATTAATTTCATTGGGGTAGCTTGTGTATAACTTTGACCTGCAATGCTCAAAGTTAGAATCTTGAGAATCGCTTGTAACAGGAACAGAGGCAAAACTAGTAAGCAAGATAACCGCTAATAAAATACGCATTAGCCGTTAAGTGGATTATCGTCTTTGTTTTCGAGTTTGCTTATATTTTTTTCTAAAAACTGTAAATCAGCTTTAATAGTAGCTATGTCTGTTTTTATTTCTGTAACATCTGGCACTTCTACGCTGTCTATTTCTTTTTCTAAAAACTGTACTGATGTTTCTATAGATGCAAAGCGTTCTTCAATAACCTTCATTTCGTTTTCAGTTTCACCTATGCCGCCTATTTTGGCTTCAAGGTTAGCTATGCGATTAACGTAAGTCGCTCCGGAATAGCCGAAACCGGCTAGAGTTGTAACTATTGTTGCAAGAGCAATTAATTGCCCTGTTTTACTTTGGAACCAATCCATAATTATCTCCACATATTAGGTTGGTCACTTATCATCTGACTCAAACCTTTTAAATTATCATTAACCAAGCCGTAAAAAGCACTGGTGTTGTCGTCTAGTGTAGCAGAAGTATAAATATTTGCACTTATATACCAATCTTTTGAATCAGGCACGCTTGTTTGTGAATAAGCATTAAAATCTGGGACATAGCCAATTAATGCTACAAGCTTTGACTCATCTCCATATTGACCCGTGTCTTGTTGTTCTTGCTCTATCTCTTCTTGCTGCTCTTCTATGTTTGCGGCAATAATTTTATCTGCTATTTGGTCTGCTTCTGAAGAAGTCATTACGCCAGAAGATGCCGTATCTATTTCGCCCTGAACATTGCTTACCTGAACATCCGCAATAGTCATGGAGGCTGTGTCTGTAAATGTTGGCATAGGCGCAGTAGACACACTCATGTTTGATGAGCCACCAGAAGTATTTGACATAGACAGCACTTGATTGGTTTGTTGTGACGCGCTGGCAAATTGATCTGATGCACTGGGTGAGCTAGAGGTGCTAATGCCTCCGCTTGATGAAGATGTTACTGCGTTGTTAGAGCCAGAGACAACAGAATTGTTATTTGCGCCTCCAAATGAACTGGAGTAACTTGATGTTGCGGTATTTAAACCTTGTTTTACAACATTCAAAGCAACTTTCATTAATTTACTTTTTCCTGTGGGTGATTCGTTTTCTACCAACTCAAACTCTTCTCTAATTTCATCTATTGGCTCATTAGATTGCTCTTCTTCAAGCTCTAATCTTTCTTCTTCAATCTCAGCCTCAGCCATTCTTTCTTCAATTGCCTCAAAGACTTCTTCAACAACTTCTTCTTCAAATATTTCTTCTATAAACTCTTCTTCTGGCTCATCCAGTTCGGCAAACTCCTCTTCATGCATTTCTTCATGCCTTGTCTCTTCTTCAAACCATTCTTCTAATTCTTCTACGTTGTTAAATTCTATAAATGTTTCGGGTTCGCTGTAATCTTCTACTAAGAAAGTTTCTTGAAATAAAAATTCATCAAGCAACATGTCTTCTTGGTGATGCATTGGTTCATGCATGGGTGAAAATTCTCCACTAAAAGGTAGCTGCTCAGGTTCAAAGAAAATAACCATTTCATCTATAGGTTCAGCAAAGTAGTCCATTGGGTTACTGTTAAAATCCTCGAAGGGTGGAAACATGTCATCTTCAAACATATCTGTGGTGCCAAAAATTTCTTGAGAACCTAAGTCTTCATGTTCTTCAAAGAATATACCAGTAGCAAATTGGTCTTGTTCGTCTACAAACCCATAGTCTGCTGTACTATCATCAAAGAAAGCAACGGAGTCTTGCTGGCTGTAGCCTCTGCAAAAAGGTGCGTACTGTGGGTCTTGATCGCATTGTTGATCGTCATACGCTTCCCAATATAAAGGACAAGACTCATTATAAAGCTGAGTGATATCACATTGCTGGGTTTGGTAGGCATCAGCGTATCCACTGCATCCTGAATTATTTAAAGGGTCGCTACAGTCAATGGCGTTGCCTGTGCCAGAACCAAATAAAGAACCGCCACTCTCTAAAAGATTGTTTGTAGAGGTATCATTCCAATTTGTGTTTACACAATTACTTGCGTTGGTAGAGCCTGTATTACATTCATCGTGGTAATAATATTGATAGACT